GATGGTTGATGGATCAGAAAAGAAAAAATCCTGGGGCTGTTACTGTTGTGGAACTACAAGAGATAATTAGAAAAGAAAACTTTTCAGAACGATACAAACATATAAAAAATAAACAAAGAACGAGGTAGGCTAAATGGCTATAGTACCTCTTAATCCAACAGAGCAGAATAATGAAGTAAGCTGGTACAAAGCCGGAGCAGCTGGCGTTGTCTCTGGTATACTTAAAGTGCCTGAAGGAATCTTTTCATTAGCATCAGAGCTGATTGATCTAGGAGCGGATACAGATACCGCTGCAGATGTAGAACAATTTTTTGACAAATTAAATCCATTTGAAGAAGTAGCTGAAGAAAGAGCTATTGGTAAATTAACAGAAGCGTTAGTTCAGATAGGTATCCCTGGAACCTATGGCTTTAAACTAGGACAGAAATTAGCTGGTGGTGCAATCAAAGCAAAGAAAGCGGGAAAGTATGCAAACGTTGGCTCAAAGAATACTGTTGAAGGAATGGTTAAAGCAGAGAGATTAAACCGAAAAGCTGGGATGAAAAGATTTGCTGCCGGTGTAATGGGTGGAGCTGCAGGGGAAACTTTTGTGGCAGATATTGAAGACATAGGTTCTTTTGGAGATATATTTGAAGCCGGTCCAACACAATTAGATAAAGAGGGATGGGATGACCCAGGTAGTGGTGATGCTGCTAGAAAATTATTAAATAGAATTAAGTTTGGTTCTGAGTCTATCTTACTAACTCCTTTTGTATTTGGAGCAACCACTGCAGCCAAGGGGTTGGCTAGACAAGGTAAAGATTTAGCCTATTCTAATTCTCAATTTTTAAGATGGGTTGATAAATATATTGGAATGCCTTTCAGACCTAGATCAGGTATGACTGAAGAGGTAGCACAATCTACTTGGTTAAAAGAAAACCTAGTAGCCAAGGATCAACTTAGAGCCAAACAACTTGTTGGTAATCTTACTAGAGAAATTAATAAAATATTTCCTGACATACAATTAACTTTTGATAAATCTTTAGACAAAGAAAAGACTCAATTTTTAAAAGAGATGAATGATCTTTTATTTGAAGGCAATATAAAAGAAGGAACCCTAGATGGTAAAAGTCTACAAAAACTTTTTAATTCTTTAAAGGGTAAAAATATAAGTGAAGCATCTAGAAATAGTATGTCCCGAGGTTTAGATGCAGCACGAAAAGAATTTGCAGACCTATTAGAATTGTTAGAAAAAAATACTCAAGGAGTTACACTTAAAGATGGTGTAAAATCTATCAAAGACATTCTTAAAGAGAGATTCACTAAGTATATTGGAAATACATATAAAATTTATGAAGACAAAGGAGTGTTAGGTTTTAAACAGCATCGTCCTGCCGATGAAGCTATGTCTAATGCTATTAATCTTTTCAGAAGAATGATAGCTAGAAATAATCCTAAGGTTCCTTTTGACCGTGCTGGCACTCAGTATTATCAAGAGGCACGTGAGCTCGTAGATGATCTAGTTAAAAATGTAGCAGCTTCTAGAAAACAACCGGGAGCTTTACCTGATCTTGCATACTCTCTTAAAACAGCTGAAGGTCAAACCCTAAAAGAATTTGAAAAATATTCTTTCAGAGGTGCCAAAGGAAAAGGAAGTAAAGTATTAAGAGAATTGTTTGGAGAGATTCAGGACCCAAGGTATTCTATTTTTAATGCCACAACTACTCTGTCAGCCATGGGAAGAATGACAAATTATTTAGACGACCTACTTAAGACTAACCAATCTATACAAGCTGCTGGAGAAAGAGGAGCATTCTGGGGTTCAAGACAACAAGCCATGAAGGCTACTAATAATGTTCTTAGTCCAGATGATATTGTTTCATTGGATCCTTTAATGGGCAGACTTACAAGTTTTAAAGATGAAGTAGGAGAGAAATTACTTAACCCTCTACAGGGAATGTACACCACACGAGCAATTAGAAATGCATTAGAAAATGCAAATGGAATTACAGGTGGACTAGCAGGTGTTGTTAGAGGAAGAAAAGACGCCAGCTCGGCTGAACAGATGACGATGTGGTTGTATAGAAATATGTTATTAATACCTAAAGCAACTGCGCAACTGGCAAAAACCGTTCTATCAGTTCCCACACACATTAGAAACTTTTTAAGTGCGGGTGCTTTTGCTGGTGCCAATGGAATTCTTTTTGAGGGGATAGCAAATCCTAAGATGATGAAGAACGCTTTTAATTATGCCTTGGACACTTCCGGAGTAGCAGGATTAAAAGGAAGAAAAGATGCGTTCGAAGAATTATACCGAGAAGGAATTGAATATGGAGTATTTAATACTCAGGTTCAAATGTCAGATTTAAAAAACCTGATGAGAGATGTTAAGTGGGGAGCAGACATCGGAAATACAGATGCAATTCTAAGACCTATGTTGGCCAGACTTAAAGGGTTAGGAGCCTGGGCTCAAGGGAAATATGTAGCCGAAGATGATTTCTGGAAAGGAACAACTTGGTTCGTCGAAAGATATAGATATAAAAAAGCCTATCAAAAAGCATTTGATGCAGGCAAGATTAGTAAGATGCCTACTGATAATGAAATAAAAGGAATGACTGCTAAGCTTGTTAGAAACAATGTTCCTAACTATGCATACGTTGGAGACTTTGTAAAAAATTCTAGAGTATTACCTTTTGGTAACTTCATGTCGTTCCCTTCTGAAATGATTAGAACAACTGGAAACATAGCTGAGACAGCTATCAATGAAATGAAACATTCTAAAGCTGTGAGGGGAAGCGATGTCTCTCCTGTGGTTTATGAAATAGGAAAAGGATTTGTTAAAAATGACAATCCTCTTTATCGAATAGGTGCAATGAGAATGGCAGGGATGGCAACTACATTAACCGTGGTACCAACAGCTGTTGTTGAAGGAGCGAAAGCTTTATACGATGTCACAGAAGATGAGATTGATGCACTGAGAAGATTTGTTCCTGAGTGGTCCAAAAATTCTACACTGGTTCCAATACGAGACGATAAAACTGGAGACTTAAAGTATATGGATTTCAGTCACACCAATGCTTACGATGTAATTGCACGGCCATTTAGAACCATGTTTAATAATGTTAATGCTGGAACAGAGAATGGAGAAACTATTCTTAAATCTTTTGTAGGAGGTCTTGATGACGTAAGTGTGGAATTAATGAGCCCATTTGTAGGGGAGTCTATCTGGACTCAAGCACTAGGAGACATTGTAGTAAGAGGTGGGCGAACTAAAGATGGGAGACAATTATATACTGATCAAACTTCTTTAGGTGATAAAACTAAAATTAGAATAATGCATGCAATTGAAGCATTGGCTCCAGGTGGTCTAAGACAGTTCGAAAGATTAGGACAATCTTTATTTGATAAACCAACTAAACGAGGAAAATATTTAGACACCACTACATTTGGAATCAATGACCAGGTGTTAGGATTGATGGGACTAAGACCTATATCGGTTGATCCTATAGATGCAATGGGCTTTAAGATCTCAGGCTTTCAACAAGGAATTAGAAATGCAAGAAGAGAATTTACTGGAGGCTTCTTTGGATTATTAAAAGGAGGTCCTATTGATGCTAATGATATTATTAAAAGATATATTACTTCTAACAAAGCTAGATTCTATGCTCAAAAAGAAATGTTTTTAGACTTAGATGCGGCCGCTATCTTAGGGACCAATAGAAATAAATTATTAAATGAATTTAGAGAGAGACAAATAAGTCCAGTTACATTTGCTAATTTAAAACGTGGTAAGTTTATGCCTTACTTCCCTTCAAGGGATATCATTAATAGATTTAGAGAAATTGCGATGAACATAGGAGAACCAAATGCATTCTCTGAAGCTCGAGGAGAATTAAGAAACATAGAACGAGACTATAGAAACAATTTTAATTTAGCAGAGGGTTTTTCTACAGGGGGAGCAGTAGATGGTATTAAATCAGAAGATGCAATCTCCCAAGCGCTTCCAGTTATTGAAGCCATCAATCAAGATTTAGATTACTTAAGTCTAGATGATGAGTGGGACCTAGATGTATCAGATTATATTGTTGAAGAACAAGAAGAAATTATTACACCACCATTACCTCAAGATGTAACTTCAGCTATGCCTAATCCTCAAACCATTACGCAGGGCCAAGCCGTGGAAGGAGCTCAGGCTAATCTATTGGGCAGTGGATTGACTCCATCAGAAGAAGCCTATTTAACAAATGAAGAAAAAATGATGAGAAGAAAACAAAGAGGAGTCATAACATAATGGCTGGCATAGAAGATTTAATTGACGTTTTTAGAGGTGAAAGTATTCAGATAAACCCCTTTAAAGAAAGATCCTCTGCTGGAATGAATAAATATGGACGAGGACGGATTGGTAAATACAGTACAACTCTTGCTGAGGAAGCAGCAAACTATGCTACTAAAAAATTTCCCAATAGAATACTGACTACAAAAATTACTCCCTTAGAATTAAACATAGGGCAAAAAATGTTTCATGAACTGGAACCGGACTACACAGATGAGGGAGTAAAAACAAAAAGAATTCGTAAAAACATTAGAAAGTTTACAAGAGATAATCCTAAAAAACACTATAATCTTCTTTCTAAAAAGAATAGAGCCAACTTAAAAGTTGATGTCCTAAAAACTTTCATGTCTAATGCAAAAGCTTTATCTCCATTAGCTATTAAAGGATTAAATTTTGTAGGTAGTTTACCTGTTGCAACATTAGCAATGGTCTTACAATCTACCCCTGCTAATGCGGATGAAGTTAATCTGCAACTAGAAGACTTTGCGAAAATGGCAGACGAAGCTCAACCAAAAAATGTTAACATGGACAAGGCACTCCCTGCAATGCCTCACGATATATAATGGCAATAGAACCTAAAACCCTTCGAGAACATGTCATTTCCCTTTACGGCCACATTAAAGGATTGAAGAAATCACAATATCATATGCACAAAGGTATACATGAATTGGGCGGCAAGATAGACAAGATCTATTGGGTATTATTAGGTACGGTGGGGGCTGTATCTTTAGTTCTTTTGGAAAGAGTACTAGATATAAAAGGAATAATTTTCTAATTTGTAAATTTACGTTTACAAATTCTTTACACGATTTACAAAGTATAAGGGTTTTTTTATTGCACATTGACTATATGTAAATTAGTAGTCAATTATGAAAAAGTTTATTGTATATTTATTAAAGATTATAAAAAAGCCCAAACCTCTTTTAAATTTTGAACCTTCCAATTGTGTGGTTCATGATGACACTCATGACTGGGGTGGTTAAATCCATGCTTTCAATTCTTCACCCATAATTTCTGTCGCAATATTTACTTTCTTTCTCAAAGCTTTTACAATCCTATCATCAACTGTATCTTCAGAAATTAAATCAATGTAGGTCATTGGTTTTGTCTGACCAATTCTATCTATCCTTGCTTCTGATTGCTGACGCTTTTCTAAATCATAGCCATTAGAAAAATAAATCATAGTACTTGCAGCGGTTAAAGTTATTCCATAACCACCCGTCTGTGTGGTACCCACAAAAAATCTACACTTAGGATCTTCTTGAAATCTTTTAATGTGATCCTGCCTTTCATTATCAGGGGTCAGCCCATAATAATCAACCGTTGATTCTTCTCCATACTCTTTTACTAAATTTTTTATTATTCGTTGTACATCTTTTTGATAATGAGACCAGATAACAACTTTACCTTCTACTTCATAAATTAAATCCATCAACTCATCGACTCTATTGGATGGCAATTCTTGAACGCTTCCATCATCGGCTGTAAAATGTCCACACGTAATTTGGTGGAGTCTCATCAGCTGAACTATAACAGTGTTAGTGGAAACTACTTTTCCATTTAAATGAGCTATGGCATTACTTTTCATTTGTCTATAAACTCTTTGCTGATCGGGAGTCATAGTAACAACACGTCTCATAAAAGTTTTCTTCGGTAAATCTAAACAGTCATCTTTTAAACATCGATATGAAAAAGGTTTGATTTTTTCTGATAACTCACCTAGATTCTGATAACCCACCACAACATTAACTGAACGAGAACCTATATTAATACTTTTCATGACTGCATATCGAGCCCTAAAAGTGTAATAAGAATTATGCCCCAGGAGCCAAGGGTCAAGAAATTCACATTGAGAATATAAATCAATGGGAGATTTAGTAACCGGCGACCCTGTTAAAATTCTTCTGTATTTAGATAATGGAGAAAGCTTTAAAATATTTTTTGTACGTTTAGTATTGTGGGTTTTTATAGTGGTAGATTCGTCCACTGCTATCATCGCTTTATGGCAGGATAAAAATTTATAAGCAAACTCTAACCCTTTGTTATAAGAAAGAGCTTCTACATTCATAAGTAAAATATTAAAATCTGTTCCTGGATTAAAGAGAGTATTTAATTTCTTTCTGTATTCAATAGATGTATCAGAGGTTTTCCAGAGAACTACATTTTTATTAATATGATCAGCCATATGTATAGGTATTTCATTCTCGTACCATGTCTTATAAACCCCCTTAGGAGCTATTAATAAGAGACCATTTATTAAACCCTTATCATAAAGCATCGAAGCATTGTCTATTAATACTTTAGATTTACCTGTACCCATTTCCATAAAATAGGCAAAGACTTCTTTATCCCAAGACATTTTTAATGCCTTTAATTGATGCTCATACGGTTGAGTCTTAAACTTATAAAACATAGTTTGCTTTTCTTTCTGAAAATAGTATATATATCTTATAAAGGTGAAAGTCAAGATGGAAGAAAACTTCAATATCAATATTGTAGATAATTTCTTAGATAAGAATACATTTACAGAATTATATAATAAAATACCCTATAAAATGTACGAGGCATCAACAAACTATCTAAAGGACAGTGAAATACCCCACGTATGGTATTCCGCTGAAATAGAACCACAAGTAGCACAGTATGTAGAAGAAAGATGTGAAAAAGCATTTAATAAAAAACTAGATTTAAATTTTTGTAGTTATACTATGCTCGCTACGGTTGACCCCGTTGTACATTGTGACTATGATGAAGAGAAAACCTCTCACCAAGTTATTGTATACATAAGGGGAAACACAGATTTACATAAAGGAACAGGATTTTATGTTAAACATAATGACAAACATGAATTGAATACTCACATAGGCTTCAAAGAAAATAGAGCAATTTTCTGGGATTCACATACATATCATTCTCCATTAAACTTTTCTGCTAATGATAAAAGTAAAAGATTTTCTATTATTGCACAGTATAAGGAGACTACATGAGTAAGGTATATTTAATTCAAGAAATACCAGGAACAACGAAGGGCCAACCTAAATATAATATTTTAGGAGCTCAGAAATATGGCGAAATTGTGACCCTCTTACCAGAATACTCACAAATGATTCTATCTCCTGGTCCTTTAATTCAAAAACTTAGAACTCTCTTAAAAGATATTACTTCTGATGACTATCTTTTATTAGGGGGAGACCCCGCTATTATAGGTGTCACATGCTCAGTTGTATCAGATTTAACCAATGGTCAATACAAACTATTAAAATGGGACCGTCAAGAAAAAACTTATTATCCCATAGAAATAAATATTTTTCAAAAATAAGATTGACACCACCAAAAAACCATATATATAAGTTAATGTAAATTAACTTTAAATTAATAAATAAATATAGGAAAGAATATGAGTATAAATCTAAGACAAGATGCACCATCCCAGAGTGACATCATTAACCCAGAAGAACTAGCAGTAGAAATAGAAAAACTACAAACTATTTATAAGAATATAGAACATAAAGAAAAAGAAATGAAAGAACTTAAGGAAGATGAAAAAGTTCAATCCGGAATTATAATTCCTCAAATTATGGAACGCATGAATTTAAGTACATTAAAACTTAAAGATGGTTCCGAAATTTCTGTTAAACAAATTTATGGTGCTTCAATTAAAGCTGATAAAAAAGTTGAAGCAATTACATGGCTTCGAGATAACGGCCTAGGTGACATTGTGAAAAATGAAATCACAGTAGCATTTGGACGTGACGAAGATAACAAGGCGCAGCAATACGCTACCCTTGCAAGAGGTCAGGGGTATGAGCCTCGACAAAAAGTTGCAGTTCATGCCTCGACCCTCCGATTAGTTTTGGAAGAACGACATAAAAAAGGTGGAGAAATTCCAGACGAATTTTTTCATACTTTTGAAGGCGCTCAAACAAAACTAAAAGGTAAAAAATAGACTACTAAACCAATAACCCAATAGGAGGATATATGAATAGTCAAGTCGAAAAAAGAAACAGCAGTTCTCTTGCTGTAGTAAATCTAAGAGAAGACTCTAGAAAAGGAGCTGAGGATATAAAACAAGAAGATGTGTCAACACCTATCTTGAAAATTCTTCATCAACTTTCACCAGAGTGTAATGAAAGGGATCCTAAATATGTAAAGGATTCTAAACCAGGAATGATCTACGCAAGCTCACTTGGAAAATTAATAGATGGAGTGGGTGAGGGATTAAATATTATAATCGCTCATGCTCAAACCAGATATCCAGAATGGCAGGAGAGAGGCGACAGTGCTTCGGCTCCAGTTGGAACACATATTAATATTCCAGAGGATGCGGTAGAAGAACGGAGTGGTAGATACAGATTACCTAATGGTAACTACGTTGAAAAGACCGCATATTTTTATGTGATCGTTGTTATGGGTGATGAATCCAGACCAGCAGTTATTCCAATGAGGTCATCTAATCTCTCTCCAGCAAGGGAATTAAATAACTTGCTTACCAATTTAAGAGTGACTGATGACAAGGGAACATTCCAACCAGCAACTTACTCTGCAATGTTTAACTTAAAGACAGTAGGTAAAACTGCGGGAAGTAAAAGTTGGCATGTGTACAAACCATCTAAGGTTAGAATGCTAGACATTTCTAATCAAAAAGATTCGAACTTGTATACAGCAGCTTCTGAGTTACAAAAAACTGTAGCTAAAGGCACTGCTAAACCTAAGTACGAAAAACCTAAGTCAACTGAAGGAATTGTATAATTCTCGGATAGAGAATGGTTGCAACAGAGGCGCTGAAGCGAGAGTGGAGGCGCCTTTAGAGTTATGGAGAAAGAATTTATAAAATACTTTACAGGGCTCAAGCGTAATTATGGTTACTGTAATGTAGACAAAGGATACAAAGACGAAGCTGGCAAAATAAGATTTGATCCCCGAGATTATGGTTGGGCTAAGCGTCCCATAACTGATCAAGATTATGTTGCTCATTTAAATGGAAAAAAATCTATTGGTATTCAACCATGTGATGATGATGGACTAGCTATTTTTGGTGCCATAGATATTGACCCTAAGAATTACACCGATTTTAAACCAGAAAAATATTTAAAGATTATAGAAGAAAAAGAACTACCAGTTATACCCATTAAATCTAAAAGTGGAGGACTTCATTTATATGTATTTACAAAAGAAAGAGTTAAGGCTAGCGACATCAGAGAATTTTTAGAGAAATTATTATTTATTTTTGGTTTACCGGCCAAGACAGAAATATATCCTAAACAAACATCATTAGAAACAACCGAGGGTAAAAGATCCTCAGGTAATTTTATTAACATCCCGTACTATAATAAGAATGATCG